TGCGAGGCAGAGTCCCACTTAAAGGGACCCAGGAGCTGTGCGATTTTTAATCTTGCGCTATGTAATATAGCACAGATAGGGGCGCTCGTTGGAACGAGGCCCCTTCGTAACAGCATCAGACGGTTACCCGCCTCCTTGCACATCTGTTCGGAATGTAGAAACTTCGTAAGGGCGACAGCCTCTCGATCAATGCCAAGATCAAAGTTAGGAAACTTTGACAGAAGCTCGACTAAAAGGTAATCATCCGCAAATATATCTACATCAGTGTATTCAGACGGGTTTATCTCGCCTGACACTACGTCCTTAGGAGAAAAGTCCCCCAGAATACGTTTTACAGATGGACCTGCAATATCCTCATAAAGGATACGGGAGATCTGCATAGCTATACATGTAGACCGACAAGACAAGTCAATAGTTTTTTGTCTTTTCATCTGAGTTTTCCGTTTCAGAAGTAGAGTGGGATAAACCAGAATGATCCCCCTAGAGTATCAGGGAATCGCTGGTTTCCGACGATGGATGCCTACCAGGCACCCTCGCCGGTATCGACAGCGGCAGAAAATACCGCGTTCGAGACTAGGTTTTGAAGCCTAGTTCGAAAGTCGACCCGCTCAGCGGCAGTGAAGGTACTGGGTATTTCGATGACAATGTTGGCTTTGCCAACACCGGTCTCCGAACCAATACAACCACATGCCGAGTCGGCTGTAGCAAGCTTCGGCGCAGCCAGAATAAACTGGATACGCTCGATACCTGACTTCCGGTCTAGTCGGACGCTCTCTGTGACGTTGGATCTTCCACCGCCAAAGGTTGCATCACCGACAAGTGCCCATGAAGCGACGTCCCCTTGTTTACCGCGGGGGGTGTACACCTTAGTGTTTAAGGTAAGGTTTGCTTGTGCGGCCATAGGATTGTTCCTATCTCCGAAATTGCTGGGACAATAGCGACAGTGCGTTCGCGATGTGACCAGCAGAGAATGGGCTCTTAAAGTAGAGACCCGGGACTGGTGACCCACCGTATTTGGTGCGGATGAAGTCGACTGCTTCCCAGGATATTCTTGGGCTGTCACCGACGAATCGTGTGGTTAGCCCATAGGGCTTTCCAGGAACGAACCTCCGCACTTCCATACTAATACGCTGCATATCAGACCGGATACCTTGAACAAAATCGTACCCGAGGTCCGCATCCATCGCACTAAGCCAGCCGCCAATTGGTAAAAACCAATCGACAACGAAGCTATAGCGGACTTTCTCCCAGACGATACTCGCAGGGTTGACTAAACCCAAGGGGTTTAACTCAGCAAGAAGAGGATTCCGCATTTTGTACCAGAGTTTAACCTGGTAGCGGATATCATACTTGTAAGTACGGTAAAGAGTTCCCATCGAAGTTGCTGAATTAGCATCAACGTGGACGACCTTTTTACCACCCGCCTGTACGGCATAGAGCCGTCCAATTTCTTTATTTGCCTTCTCGAGGGCCTTACAAGACCCAAGAATATCGGCCAACAGAGGAGACCACCCATACTGCAATTCTAACCATCGTTTCGGAATGTTCTTCCACGA